TGACCGAAGAACAACTCGAAGACCACATCTGGGATCACCTGGGCGAGCACCGAGACGAATGCTGGCGCTCGGGGGAAGAAACAATCATCGCCAACGACAAGCTCCCCTAACTTCACAAGGTAACACCATGACACTTATCGCTTCTGACAAACTCGACCGCGAGGCGGTGCTCTACGTCATCGGCCACGAAGTACTGCACCGCCTGATGAAGATCGAGCCCGAGTGCCTGACGCTCGATTATGAGGGCGAAGGCTCCATCTTTACCACCACTGACGAGGGTACGTTCTTGGCAGGGCTCTTGGAAATGATCGACACCATGAGGTCGAACAAGACGAACTAACTTCAACAAGTAACAACATGGGACCACCACACCATGCCTAAGTACAAAATAACAATCTGGGACACGACATCGCAGCACGGTCGCTGCATCATCGAGGCGAGCAGTGAGGATGCCGCCATTCAGACAGCACGCCAGGTCATGTGGTCTGGCGACAAGCACGGGAAGATTGACTGGGTCATCGACGATGGCGAGTTCGACTTCGACGTTGCCAATGCAGCGCCTGACGTCGAGCCTGACTTCAACGAGGCCGACTACAAGGAGGCGGAGTGATGACAACACGCAATATCCTCACCATCCGCGAGCGCCGCGTACTCAATTACTTACTCGCGACATTCGACTGGCAGAGCAAGCAGCCGGATCTCAACATGGCGTCGAGGGACAACCTCACCGAGATCGTCGAGGTACTTGAGCAAGTAATCGACAGCGCCACCATTCCCGACGAGCAGTGGCGCAGCAAGTATCTGGCCAAAGACGCGGAGGTGTAGTGATGCCCAGGTACAAATGTTTCATCACTGTAACCCGCGTGCTTGGCACATGGGTCACGGTCGAGGCTGACGATGTTGTTGACGCCAACATCAAGAGTGTCGAGCGCGCAATGGAAGATGACAACTGGCAGACCGTTGAGTCCTGTGGCTTCGAGGTCTGCGAAACGCAGGAGGTCACCGATGCCCAGGTATGACGTGATCGTTCGCAAGGAACGGTTTTACTTCGCCACGGTAACCGTCAACGCAGGCAACGAAGTCGAGGCACACGGCGAGGCAATCGCTCAGGCAGTGTCGCGGCCCGAATACCTTTGGAAGCGGCAAGAGGGGGTTGGTGGTGTGTCGATCATCGAAACACGGAGGAAGTGATGCGCTCTATCATCATCGCACATCTCATCATCTGGGCCTTCATGTTCTGCGCCCTTGTACCCTTCTACATGATGGCCGCTGACGCCATGAGTGCGTGCCAGGTCAAGCACTCCTACTCCACCTGCGTTACCGTGCTGCGCTAATGGATACCAAGCCAACACGCTACGCCATTCTCTACAACGACAGTCGAGACTGGCATCACATAAGGTGCACCGAGTGGATACGCCTCAAGGACATCGACAACTGGTGCTCCATCCAAGGCCACACCATACGCAAGTTGCAGGTGTTCAACGCAGGCAACCAACTCCTGATGAACCGAACCTTTCACCCCCTACTTGATGAGGTAACCAATGGCTGACTACGAAGTACCGACCGACCGCTACAACGATGAGGTTGTCACACGCTGCGCGCCTCGCTGGGCGTGGGCGGTCCTCGACTGGCACATCGACAAGCGGCGCAACAGCCCCACGGTCTTTCGCAACATCCGCGAAGAAATGAACAAAGCGGTGTGGGCCATGAACCACGCCACCGAGAACCCGGATCTAACCTATGTGCCAAGCATGCCCGCCACTGAGGATGCTTCATGACAACATACCACCATTACATGCTGGTGCTGAAGCTGGTGCTAAGCGCGGGCCTGTTCGCTGCTTCAGCGTGGCTGCTCGGTAGTGCCGTTCACAACCAGGACCGGCTCAACCAACTCAGATACTTCAGGAGGTAACATGAAGGTCTACACCATCACACAGGAGAGTGAACACGACGGCTGGGTGGGCACGCAAGTATTCGCGTCCATTGACGAGGCAGTGGCGGCAATGAACAGGAGGATCGCCGACCACAACGAGCAAAACGAAGAAAAGCAGAACCAGATAATCTGGCCGGAACGCCGTGGCGACTGGACCTTCGACATGGGTCCGTATCGGTTCCACTTCGAGACACATAACTTGAAGCAGTAATAATCTACCGGGGAAGTCAAACGTGAGTGCGTGAGTACCATAAACATAACAAGGGTATTGATCCCCTACCACGCGAGTACATCAATGAAGCGACACTATATTTGTACCCACTGCCAAAGTGACGACATTCTCCATCTTGCATGGACACGCTGGAACAAATCACTCAGTTGCTTTGAGATGGTTCAGTCCGTCGGTCGCCAAGCGCGATGCGGCAAGTGCGACGCTACTTTTCACTACCTCCAACCTACGCCTGACGCCGAGGCTTGATCACTATCATCGCCCGCTCCCTCGCCGGGGCGGGCTGCTTTTCAAAGTAATCGAACAGTCACCACACCGATATTGTCAGTACACGTTTCATTACGCATCGTGCTGATTTTCACGGAGATTATTCTATGACAAATGCGAAAGCGCTCATTACTGAGCGCGGTAAGACACATGGCAACTGGGAAGAACAGGCTGCCATGACCAACGCACTCAAGCGCACCATGCGCTACTCACCAAACTGGGACGAGCTCGAACCACATCAGGTCGAGGCCCTCGACATGATCGCAACCAAGCTTGGGCGCATCCTCTCAGGCGTGTCCACCCATTACGACCACTGGGATGACATTGCTGGCTATGCGCTGCTCGGTCGCGGCGAGCCCAACACATAACACCATTACAGGAGATGACCCATGCAGCATGAACGCCTCTACCGGGCTCGCGAACCGTCTTACTTCAAGGACGGGATCATGGCCTTCCTCGACGTAGACACCAACGTCGTGACCTTCGACCAGGATGAGTTCGACCTGCGCGTACCCCGCGACCTGCGGATGCTGCGCTACCTTGACGAGCGCGAGTTCTACTACCTCTCGTCTCGTTAACTTCAGCAAGTAACCCCACGGAGATCACCACCACATGAAGCTCTCAGCAATTGCACGCTCGTCTGTCGCCCTCTACACGTCAGGCAAGTCGATCTACCTGCGCTCAGCACCCGGTCGCGGCAAGACCACCACTGTCGTCGACATTGTGCCCCGAGTGGCAAGCGCACTCAACAAGCGGCTCGGCCTTGTGATTATCAACGGCCCGCTGCTCACCCCCGCTGACACTGTCGGTTACTTGGTCCCGGTAAAGCAGGACGATGGCACCGTCGAGTCCAGCTACACCCTGCCCTTCTGGTGGCGCACCACCGAGGGCAAGAAACTAGAGGATTACGACGGCGGCTTCATCTTCATTGACGAGGCCGACAAGATGGACGTCGACTGCAAGAAGGTTGTCGGCGAGATGGCGCTGTCCGGCCGATGCGGCCCGCATGTGCTCCCACCCGGCTGGGTTGTCTGGATGGCTGGCAACCGTCAGGGGGACCGCTCTGGCTCCACCAAGGAGCTCGACCACCTCATCAACCGTCGCTTCGAGATCGACGTCACCGACGACCTGGAGGGCTGGCTCGACTGGTCGCTCAAGTCTGGCGTCCACCCCACCATCGTGACGTTCGCCAAGCAGAACCCGCACATCGTGTTCTCGCAGGACGTACCCAAGGAGCAGGGTCCGTTCTGTACCCCCCGTTCCCTCGTCTCGACCGGCGAGCTGCTTGCTACTTTGGGCAGTAACGGTTCGCTGCCCGTCGATGACGAGGCTGTCGAGCTGGCTGCTGCCGGTATCGGCAAGGCTGCTGCGGCGCAGTTGTTCGCAACCATCCGCCTCGAAGCCGAGTTGCCCGACTTCGACACCGTCATCAAGAACCCGACGACTGCCAAGATGCCGTCGGCTCCCGATGCACAGATGCTGGGCTGCTACCAGTTCGCTGCCCGTGTCGATGCGTCCACGCTGGCACCGGTCATCACCTACATCGAGCGCATGGCTGCTGACTTCGCCGCCACGTTCGCCAAGGCTGCGTGCACCCGCGTGCGTATGTTCGCTGCTCACCCCGCCATGATGGAATGGACTAAACGCAACAACACGCTGATGACCACGCTCAACATGTTCAAGTGAGAAACCGCAAACTTCCCCCGATGGTGCGAAGGCCCTGGCGGGGGAACTTCGATGTGATCAACAGGCTAGGGCAGCGCAATGCATTTGCCGACTCTGGCGACACATACCTCAAACAAATCGCAGCCATCAACGAGTGGGATGCCATGGGCCAGAAGACTTACCGCATAGAGTTAAAGATCAACTTCGCCGAGGACGAGAACCATAACGTGATGCTCACCATCGCGAAGCAATACGCTCGCGACCTGCTTGGCAGCGCGATGCTCCTTCAGGACAAGACCAAGCCCGGTGTCGTCCTGTTCGCCGAGGATTCGTTCTTCAACATGGACGAGATCGACCTGCTTGACGAGAGCAACAACATCCACACCCCCTAACTTCACGGAGTAACAATGGATCTCACCACCGCACGAATACTCACGGCAGCACTGATACTGCTCAACGGCCAGCCCCGCTTCGGCGTACGCAACCGACGCCTGTCCATCGACAGCTACTCGGTCGCCGAAGACATTCAAGTCCTTCTCAACTCCAAAGGTTGGGACTGGCAAGACCCCCAGCTTCAACCTCATACCAACTAGACTACTTCACGGAGTAACCACCACATGAAGATCACCCACGTCGTTCTATCATCCGAGGACAAGCGCAAGTGGATCGAGACGCGCTCTGCCCTGCTGTGGACCGCGCCCGCCTTCACCCACCTGTTGTTCTCCATGCTCAACCCCAGCAAGGGTGAGCTTGCCGCCATCTTCACCGAGGACATTCCCATCGCAGCTACTGACGGAAGTAACCTCATCCTCAACCCCAAGACGTTCTTCAAGTACTCGCTGGGCAAGCGCATCTTCATCGTCTGCCATGAGATCTTCCACTGCATGTGGAACCACTGCGTCCTGTCCCGCCCCTTCCGCGAGAACAAGAAGGTCAAGTTCCTCGACGGTACCTCCCTGCCCTATGACGCTCACCAGATGAACATCGCCATGGACCTCGTCATCAATGACGCACTCATCGTGTCCAAGATCGGCGACTTCCCCGAGGAAGGCTGTCACGATACCAACATCGCAACATACAAGGACTCGTTCCTCGACGCCTACAAGAAGGTCTACAAGAAGAAGCCCGATGGCAAAGGTGGCTTCGACGTGCTGCTGGAACCAGGCTCATGCGACGGCAAAGATCCCGGCCAGGCTTCCCAGGATCGCTCCGAGGCTGCATGGGGTACGGCTGTCGCTGCTGCCATGGCTGCTGCGAAAGCGCAGGGCAAGCTGCCCGCCGCACTGGAGCGCCTCTTCACCGAGGTACTCGAACCCGTTGCACCGTGGCAGGATTTGATCCGTGCCTTCTTCGCGCGCAAGGTTGGCGCTGGCTCCTACGACTGGCGCAAGCCCGACCGCCGCCTCATCTCGCGTGACATCTACTCACCCCAGCGTTCGGGTGGTGGCTGCGGCGACGTGGTTGTCGGCATCGATACTTCAGGAAGTATCGGCCAGACCCAGCTCGACGTGTTCTTCGCCGAGATGCGCGGCATCCTCGAAGATGTCCGTCCCGTTCGCCTTCATGTGGTCTGGTGTGACGCCAAGGTCCACAAGGTTGACGAGCTCGACCAGTCCTCTGACCTGGGTGGCCTCAAGCCCGTGGGTGGTGGCGGCACTGACTTCCGGCCGGTCTTCGACTGGATCGACGAGGCCGGTGTTGTTCCCGATGCGCTCGTCTATCTCACCGATGGCGAGGGCCGCTTCCCCTCCGATGCCCCCGCCTACCCTGTCGTGTGGGGCTCCATCCAGCCCATCAGCAAGTATCCGTTTGGCGACGTCGTCGACATCCCCCTCAAGCGCTAACTTGGAGAAGTAACAATGAGCCCCGACATGATACCGGACGAGGTGGTGGAGGCCAGCGATGACAAGTGAAACAGACGCCGCGTTTCTGGACCGCCTAGAGGCAACGCCACGGTATAACCCGGCTTACCGGACACTGGATAGCGACCGCCTCTTCGCCCTCGCCCGCCGTGGTGCAGAAGCCGCCGCCGAGATCGAACGGCTGCGGGCTGACTTGGCCCACGCTGACGCCAAGGGGCAAGAGAACGACAAGCTGCTGTGGGGAACCATCAAGGACAACGAACGGCTGCGGGCGGCGCTGCGGGAGATTGACCACGCGCGGTACACGCGGCGAAACACCATTAACCCAGACAGTTCGTATGAACATGCCATTGCGCTGAATGAAAAATTCATAGCGGTAATGGACATCGCCCGCGCCGCGCTCGCGCCCTCAAGCGCTAACTTCAGCAAGTAACGGAGAATCACCACATGGCAGTTTTTACCTACCGCATCATGGACGCGCTCTACAACGTCGTGCGCCGTGCCTCTAACGACCTGCTTGGCGAGAGCGACTTCCGCCTCTCACCCGACGACTTCATCGCGACCTTCGTGCGCAGCGAGCATGTCGGGCCACTCAAGACAACGGAGAGCCTCGTCGGCAGCGTCGGCGACTCATCCACCTCCTCCAAGATCCGCATGGAGGACAACAACAGGGCGGGCATATACATCAGGTTCGTAGGGACAACACCGCCTATCATCCTGCCGCCCTATATCGTCGACGGACCTAACCCATTCGCCGACCCCGCCATCGTGGCCAAGCTGACCGAGTATGTGACTGAACGCGTTCGCCTGGGCCTCATGTTCGGCGATGCCCTTGACACGCTGCACTACCTCAATGACAACTGCGGCAACGCCTCCGCTATGGCTGTGATGTTCCCTTGCCTACCGGCCATGTTCACTGAGGCGGGCAGGTTCGAGAACGATCCCGAGTCGCAGCACTACAAGCGTGCAACGCGCATCCGTGAGGCCAAGACTTTCGGAACACTGCCAAGGGTACTTCCCGAAGTAAAAGATCGGATGCTCATGGCGTCCAACCTGATCCAGAATGTGATGATGCTCGACAAGAGCAAGGGCAGCTCAACCAAGTCCAAACACGGTGAGGCCATCATATCAGTGAGCCACGTTGAAGTGCCCTACGAGAACTTTATCTACGCGTCGCTCGGCCAGGAAAAAGCAGCGTCGTTCGTCTGAGAACGAGATGGCGGCAGCCCCCACCACGGGGCCGCCGCCCTCCAACTACTGGAGAACCCCACGGAAATAGGGTCACCCGTAGAATAGTACCCACTATATGTGGGGTCAACATTTCATTAGGACCACATTTAGATGCAAACGATTGTTCTCGACTTCGAGACTTACTATGACGCCGAGTATTCCCTCCGCAAAATGACGCCAGTCGAGTACATCCTCGACCCCCGCTTTGAGGTGATTGGCTGCGCCGTGAAGGATGGCGATGCCCCCGCAGTGTGGATGACCTCCGAGGAACTCGCTGCCTATCTGCCGACGTTACCGGTCAAAGTAGCAATCGTTTCGCACAACGCACTTTTTGACATGTGTATCCTCGCTTGGCGCTTCGGGTATGTCCCGGCTCTCATGATCGACACGCTGGGCATGGCCCGCGCCTGGTTGAGCCACGCCATGAAGTCCCTGTCTCTCAACTCCGTGGCGATGCACTTGGGGCTGGGCGTGAAGGGTTCCACGGTCCACAAGGTTCAGGGTATGGGCCTCGCCGCCATCAAGGCTGCTGGCTTCTACGATGAGTATGCGGCCTATTCCTGCAACGACGCCGACCTTTGCTGGGCGATCTACCGCAAGCTCATTGAGCAGGGATACCCCGCCGCCGAGCTAGCCGTCATGGACACTGTATTGCGTTGTGCAGTACAGCCGAGCTTCGTCCTCGACCAGAACAAGCTGGCACTGCACCACCATAACATCATGGTAATGAAGGAAGGTCTGCTGGCCTCCTGTGGGATGACCACGCGCGACGACCTGATGAGCAACGACCGGTTTGCCGAGGCACTCAAGATGCTGGGCGTTGACCCGCCCATGAAGATCTCGCTCACGACCGGCAAGGAAACCTATGCGTTCTCCAAGACCGACCCGGACTTCCTCGCCCTTGAGGAAGACCCCAACCCGGCCGTCGGAGCCCTTGTGTCTGCGCGCCTTGGGGTGAAGTCGACCATCGAGGAGACGCGCACCCAGCGCCTGATGAAGATCGCCAACCTTACTTGGCCCGGTAAAAGCTCCAGCCTCCTGCCTATGCCGCTCAGGTACTCTGGCGCCCACACCCACCGGCTCTCCGGGGACTGGAAGCTGAACATGCAGAACCTCCCCTCGCGCGGCAACACCGCCATCCGTGAGGCGATCATTGCACCACCGGGGCATACCGTCCTCGCTGTCGACGCCTCGCAGATCGAAGCCCGCATCGCGGCATGGTTCTGCGGGCAGCTTTCGATGGTTGATGCCTTCGCCAATGGCGAGGATATCTACTCAGAGTTTGCCTCGACGGTGTTCGGCTACCCCGTGAACAAGAAGGACAACAAGGTCGAGCGCTTCATCGGCAAGACCGCCATCCTGGGCCTTCAGTACGGGCTGGGCTGGGAGAAGTTCAAGAAGACCGTCGCGCTTCAGTCCAAGGCGCAGGTGGGTACGGAAATCACGATGACCGACGAGGAAGCGGCCAACGTCGTGCGTCTGTACCGGGACACCTACAGCTCGATCCCCCAGACCTGGAACGAACTCAACAAGCTGATCCCCAAGATGACCAGTGCCGGGTTCTCGTCATTACTTCATCCGGTAGTCTTCGGCCGTGAGCGGGTGTCGCTGCCCTCCGGTCTGTACCTGCACTACCACAAGCTGAACAACAAAAATGGCCAGTGGTGGTTCGAGCATGGCGGTGTGCCGAAGTACATCTACGGCGGCAAGCTGCTGGAGAACATAGTCCAGAGCCTTGCCAGGATCTGCGTGATGGACGCCGCCGTCCGTATTCGCAGGCGCGTGAACTACATGCACCTCAATCTCCAGGTCCACGACGAGCTTGTCTACGTGGTACCCGACGAGGCACTGGCCGACGCGAAATCGGTCGTCATGGACGAAATGCGCTGCCGCCCCGAGTGGGGTCAGGACATTCCGCTGGACTGCGAGGCGGGTTCCGGCCCCTCATACGGTGACGCAAAATAGCGCAGGGGGAAACCCCTGCCAAACCCCTAGCAGATGGCTTGTAACCAACTCGAAACCCGATTTTTACTTGACTTACAACGCCCCATAAACTATCTATTCTGATACGTTTCATTACATCATCATTGACACTTTACTTATTTCATTGGGAATATCCGGCAGTCGCCCCGTTTTGGGGTTACTCCCCACGGTAAGCCGGACTTTTTGGAGAATGCATTTTATGGTCGACGTCATCGACTTGCAGATCAGGTACAAACTCACCCCTTGCATGGCCAAAGCCCTGTACCTTCTTCTGACGACCAAGGTCGTCACGCCCAACATGCTCGAAGTAAACCCCCCAATCACCACTGACACCAAGGTGCTGATGCATCGCATCCGCCGCCGCCTCGAAAACACCGGTATCATTATCAAGTCGCAGCGCAGTGCTGGCTACTGGATCGACCAAGCCTCCCGCGAGATTATCCTTCGCGATGTTGGCGAAGACCAATTGAGTTTGCCCTTCGACCATGAGGGTAAAGGCGAGAAGATCGCTGCTTAGTGGTACCTCCCCAGACTTGCCCCCGGCCTGCCCAGTGCCGGGGGTCTTTCCGATTCCGCTACATTTCATGGCAGTCCTTTCATGACCTCTTGGACCGAGTATTTCTTCGGCCTCTGCGATATCAACGCCACCAAATCGAAAGACCCCTCCACCAAGGTTGGTGCGGTCATCGTTCGTCCCGATAACACAGTCGCATCTATGGGCTGGAACGGCTTTCCGCGTGGCGTCCCTGACCAGTACGAAGATCGCGAGCACAAGTTACTTCGCACGGTACACGCCGAGCTCAACGCCATTCTTAACGCTCGCGAACCGCTCCAGGGTTACACGCTTTATGTGAGCCCCCTCTCCCCCTGCTCGAACTGTGCGGCCGCTGTCATTCAGGCTGGCATCAAGGTCGTGAACGCCCGCATGGGGCAGCCGCGCGAGGAGTGGGCTAAGTCATTCAATGCTGCGCAGGATATGTTCCGCTACGCCGCCGTCGATTTCATGATTTACCCGGAGAAGTAACATGGCAAGCTACAACTCCATCCTAGGTTCGCCTCCCTGGGTTGACGCCAGCATCACCAGCCGTCAGCTCGACGTCGAGTACGCGAGCAAGCTCTATGACGCCAAACGGATGAAGGCAGAGCGGGAAGCCGCGAGCATGCAGAGCGAGCTCTACCGCATGAAATTACTAGCCATGCGGCTGCGCATCCCCGAGGGGAACACGCTCCCCTACCAAGACCTGTTCACATCGCTGGCTGGCGACAAGGTCTTCGTCTTCGTCGTGCAGGATGGTCAGGCGGTGACGCTCGAAGATACCGCCACCATGTTCCCTTCCGACCAACTCATCACGCAACTGAGGCTACTCGATAAATGACAAACGTCGTTACCACGCGGAGTAAGCCCAAGCCCTTCGCTTGGAGCTACTCCAAGCTAAAGAACTACGAGACGTGCCCCAAGCGCCACTACCACTGCGACGTGGCCCGCGATGTGAAAGAGGAAGAGTCTGAGCACATCACCTACGGCAACGCGGTACACAAGGCGCTGGCCGAGGCCATCGCCGGTAAGAACCCACTGCCCAAGCCATTCAACAGCCTCCAGCCGTGGGTGGACAAGGTAACCGGCAGCGCTGGTGACATCCTTGTCGAGCAGCAGCTCGCCGTCACCGAAGATCTCAACCCGACCGAGTGGTTCAGCAAGACCGCATGGTACCGGGGTATCGCCGACGTCATCAAGATCGTCGGCCCGGTCGCTGTGGTACTGGACTGGAAGACTGGGAAAATTTCTGAAGATGGCGTGCAGCTTGCGCTCATGGCGCAGTGCGTGTTCGCCCACCACCCGAACATCGAGAAGATACGTACAGAGTTCGTCTGGCTGAAAGAGGATGCCACTACCCGCGCCGACTTCACCAGGGACGACATGGTCAAGGTCTGGGCTGGATTACTTCCCCGAGTAAGCATTCTCAAGGGTGCCTATGTGGGTGCCAACTTCCCGCCGAAGCCCGGCTACCTATGCCGCCGCTTCTGTCCTGTTGTCTCCTGCCCCCACCACGGGGAATAGCCACGCCTCACTTCACTAAGTAGTCATGGCAACGACACCCGAAGGCAAAGTTAAGAAGACCGTATCGACATTGTTAAAGTCGGTGGACGGATTATTCTACACGATGCCTGTGCCTTCCGGGTTCGGTGAAAGCACACTCGACTACATTGGCTGTTACCGTGGGAAGTACTTCGCCGTGGAGACTAAAGCGCCCGGCAAGAAGCCCACCGACCGACAGCAAGCAATCATTTCAAAGATGCGGGCTGCCGGAGGCGCGGTCTTCGTCATCGACGGCGATCTAACAGAACTCAAACAATGGATCACGGAACCCACCACATGAACATCTCCGAATCAGACTTTGTCGAAGCGATGAAGATCACGCATGAGGACGCTCCGCCAGAGCTATATGAGAAACTCAACACAGTAGTTCGTAGAGGATACTTCGAGAAGTTAGAGTTCCTAACTCACCCTGATTGGGAACTCTTTCGCGGCATCTTCATCTACAGTGGGCAGACAATTCCGTTCAATTCGATGTACTCCAGAGATGAACTGGATGATGAAGCAATCGGAGATCTCATCGAAACACTTAGTATGTATTTGGGAGTACCGCTATGAACGTCATCATATCACCAAAACACCAAGTCATCGGCGTACCTCTCCGTGACGACTTGGCCAACATCTTTAACAGCGCACAGCGCGTTACTCACGACGGGCAAGAGCTACTACTGGTCAAGCACGGCGTAGACGAGACGAGACTGCTGCGCAACGTGGGCTTCGATGTGCCCGCCCCCATCCTGAGCCACTACGACTTTGAAGGAGGCGATCCATTCGAAGTCCAGCGCAAGACCTGCGCCATGCTCACCATGAACTCACGCGCCTACGTGCTGAACGGCATGGGCACAGGCAAAACCAAGGCCGCACTCTGGGGCTGGCGGTACCTCAACCGCACCGGCCAAGCCAAGAAGGCCCTGATCGTCGCTCCGCTCTCCACCCTGAACTTCACCTGGGCCAAGGAAATCTTCCAGACACTACCCGGCGTTCGCGTTCAGGTACTGCATGGCTCCAAGACCAAGCGCCTGAGCCGACTGGCCGACCCGGAAGTAGACATCTACATCGTGAACCATGACGGGCTCGCCATCATTGCAGACGAGGTCATCAAGCGCGACGACATCGACACCATCGTGCTCGATGAGCTGGCCGTCTACCGCAATGGCACCGCAACACGGACAAAGGTTACTCGCAAAGTAACCGCCAAGAAGAAATGGGTCTGGGGCATGACTGGCTCGCCCACTCCCAACGCCCCGACCGACGCA